CTCGCCTCCGCCCAAATCCATCGTGGTTACGATGGGTTGGACGGTTCGGTCAACAGTCGGCGATAGCCGGCTAATGACCGAGTACGCAGTCGACACGGTAGTCCGTGTAAGACGCGTACGGATGCCTGCGCGGGAAAACCTCCTGCGGTAGGCAGCCAGGGATCGAACACGCCGGCCCGGCGTGAGCGATCCCTTTACTGTGACCCCCGATAAAGCATCGAGGACACAGCACTGAGCTAGACACCGTGAAAACACGGTCTCCAGCTCAGCCGCATTCCCAAGGCCTGTAACAGACCATGGGATAGCGTTGTACCGGGCCATGCAGAGTCCTGCAAGGCCCCGGTACCTAACGTCATCCTTCTCAGAGTAGAGGAGGGTGCCGTTATTCGATGCATTGACCATACGACAGGTCAAGTCATCGAGTTGACGGTCGGGTTTTGATACAAAACCTAGACCGCCAAATCGGGCAGGAGCATAAGGATTAATGCCCCTCTCCGAAGCTAGTTTCAACCACATACCGTGGAAGTAAACTTGCAGAGCGTTGAGAAGATTAACATCGACTCCACGCTCAACGAACCTCATCCCTATATCATAGGGAATAGGCTCGTCCTTCACGAACGATTTCAATGAAAACGTCGGAAGGCGCTTAAGTACAGGCGTATTGTCTGTAGTATAAGCTAACACGTAATCACCTTCACAGAAGGTGCCACGTGTCGGGTGGGACCATGTTTTGTCATTGACAATCAGGCCCACCGCTTGGGAGAGCTCCTGATACCAGGAGATCTGCCAAGGCGACCAAAGGGCGATGAGATCATCGCCCTTCAGTCGGAAATTGTGTCGGTGATCGACGATCGACGCGACACAATAGTGGATGATCGATAGAGCTGTCCAGCTCATCGGCATCCCCATGGGACAGCCCGTCTTAACGGGTTTCCCACGGATCCGGTGCCCCGCGAACAATACCGAACGCGGGACACCGAAACACTCTGCAAAGAGGTCAAGAACCTCATGCGAGAGTGACGTCGTCGCATCGCTGAAATCAGCGCTGTAGACGACGAGTCCGCCGCGCGCCCGACGTGGGTGCACAAAGCGGATCTGCGCCAGCTCCGGGTCAAATATTGACTCGGAGGTGACGATGTGCGACTTTGCCGCTAATAGCGGGAAAATCGCACGGCGGTAGGATTGTCCTACCGCCAAGGTGTGGGCTGGCTGTTTAGTCACGCCCCGCACCTTCAGACCTAACTCGGCAACCATGTTGACGGTTAGGTCCACAGTCTGCGGCTCTGGATAATGAGCCGTAAACTGGACTGGAACAGCTGCCAAACGTGGCATAACTGTATCCAGAACGGGGAAGACGTCCTGATTCAGGATATCTTCCACGATACTTGCAGTCTCGATGGATTCACCGAGGCGTGCAAGGAGCGAGGTCCGCCCGCCCTTTGAGCGGGGGGCCTCGTTACATCCGCCGCTCGACACAAGGTCGGACGGACGGATGACCGGCGTCACGGGCTTAAACATAGTCCGGGACACCGCACGCATCCTACGCTTGATAGCATCAGGCACAGGACGCGGGCCGGGATCGGTTGTCAATTTGACAACGAACTCGGCAGCTCGTTCCTTTACCGTATCGGTATCGGGAACGGGAAGGCACCTACGCAACTTTAAGTATTGTAGGAGCTTAATGCCACTCAGGGCCAGATAGGCCCGGGGTAGCACTTCGCCGCGAATGTCACGTGTGACCTTCGCGCCGCCTCCAGCCTCGACGAATAATCGACCGAGGATGGATTTGAAGAGAAGAAGGTATCGCATACCATCTCTCTCCACAAGGGTGCATCGGCGGGAAATCCACTTCTGCATCCCATGGTTCAGCTCGGGGTTAAACCCCGATATGGACCATATTGCTGCTACCAATGCGCGTCGCATTGAAGCAGCAAGCCGCAGCCGAGAGGAGACGCTCCTCTCTTCTGCGGACATCACCTTCCGGGCCGGTATGGCCTGCTTAGGTGTTGTGACGGACCCGTTGCCGGGCGCGTCAGCAGTGATTCTACTAATCATAGAGTCACCTGACATACGCGTTCTCAAC